CTCCACGAAAGTAAATTTCATGCAGAACACAAGTAAGTTACCGAGCAGTCATTATAGATCATCGAACAATATGGTAACTTATGTTTTAAAGAACCGTGGAGTAGCAAAGGCTCCTCCTACACACAATGAACGCAAACCAAAAAGATCTGGAAAATTGCCTGTAGGAGGTAGATACCACTCCCCGTTGGTGTCTCATTACATCCGAGGATGTAAAAACCAACCTCTCGAAATAGTACGTGCTGAAAAGCATGCGATCGTGTGGCTCGAGAGAGTTCTGCGCGTTTACCAAGGGGCCGTTGCAGGCGCCTGGAAACGCGGTAAGAGGACGTGGGAATTCCGTTGGAGAGAAAGCTTTACTTCTTCGTTCACACAATGGATTCTCAAGTCTTGGATCAGGGAAGGGCAAGACAAGACGCTGAAATTATTCAAACAGTGTCTTGCTCAACATACACCACCAAATCCAATTAGTAAGCATGTGGTTCATGCTTCTAAGCTGATGCGCAAACTGGTTCCGAAAAGCATCCTCTATAATAGGGACGCTTTTATCCAGTTTGCTCTGATAGATCGCGCATTACCTACAGCTGTAGGCCAAAAAACAATGCAGAAGGCGTTATCAGAACATCAGAGTATTTATACAACCAAGCACCATCCGCCGAAGGAGTTGCTAGTGAAATGGAAAGAATTTCTTAGGGGACCAGGTGGTCCTAAGATTAGTACTGATTGGACCGGTTGCGGTCCAACACTCAAATTCACTGGCGCTCTGGATACTAAGAGGTCAGCTCACGGGCTTGACCTCTTCACTGAACTGACGACAAAAGCACAAAAGACACGTCTCACAAGGAAACAAAAATTAGCGCTCACAAGTAAAGAGTAGAAAATGCGTAGCATGGTCCCTCTTAACACGAGTGACTTTTGGGCTTCATTAATTCACTTAGTCGAACATCAGTCAGAAGTAGTACCAATAGCGGAGAATGGTTGTAAAGTTAGAGTGGTCACCAAATCCACTAAGCATACTGTGCACACTGGGCACAGTTGGCGAGATCGAATGTGGCAGTACTTACTCACCCATCCTTGGACGCGGGGACCTATTACAAAATAGGATCCTCCGACTATTGAGGCGGACCTCAATAGGTGGGTAAGCAAGGTCAGCGCGAAGATACCACTGTGGGTTCACACTTCGTCTGATCTGACTGCCGCTACCGATAACCTGAGCCTTGACTTTGTCTTGGTGTTCATCGAATGGCTCGAACAGCGCCTCTTAACAACAGAGGAATTAGCTGCCGGAGAGGTTATCCCGGAATAGCGTGTAATGTAGTAGTCCCAAACACTAATTTATAAATTTAGAAGATACGGTACTGAAATCGATGGAGAACCTATGAAATGGTTCGACTTCATCGAG